AGTGTAGTGTGTGATGGTTCAAATAATACAGGTGAGGTCATTGACCGAAATGAGTTTGTTGCAGATATCTTCATCAAACCAGCTCGTTCTATCAACTTCATTCAACTGAACTTTATCGCAGTGAGAACTGGGGTCGCATTTTCAGAGGTAGGGGGATAATTAGATGAGTATTGATAACTTTAAAGCAAACCTCAAAGGTGGTGGTGCGAGAGCTAACCAGTTTAGAGTATTCTTCACCAGTGTTGGTGGAATAGTACAAATCCCAGAAAAGTCTTTGTTCTTATGTAAGGCTGCATCACTTCCTGGCCAAACGGTTACTGAAATTGCAGTTCCGTTTAGAGGAAGAAATTTGTATCTTGCTGGAGACAGGGAATTTGAAACTTGGGATTCAACATTTATCAACGATACAGACTTTGCAATCAGAAATGCTGTAGAGTCGTGGTTGAATAAAATGAATAACTTAGTAACAAATAGTGGTTCTCCTAATGTTGCAGATTATACTGCTACAATGACAATCGAACAACTAGGTAGAGATGGTCAAGTGTTGAAACAATACATTCTTGAAAATTGTATGCCAACTGTTGTTGCACCGATTGAACTAAGTATGGAAACTGCAAGTGCTATTGAAGAGTTCGCTGTAACTTGGAGATATACACACTTCAGAACCTTCGGTATTTAACTTCTGACAAACCTACTAAATAGTAGTGTAAATTAGGAGTTAGAATATTATGGCTGAGTTATTTGGTTTCAAAATCACTCGTAAAAAAGATGAGGGAGAGTCATTCACTCTCCCTTCATCTGATGACGGTACTATTGAAGTTGCTGGTGGCGGTTTCTATAGTCAGACATTAGATGTTGACGGACGAGATAAAACCGAAAATGATTTAATTAGACGATATCGTGATATTGCGATTCAACCAGAATGTGATTCTGCAATTGAAGATATTGTTAGTGAAGGCATCGCTTCAAACGAATACGATGCACCTGTTGCCTTGCGGTTAGACAGGTTGGAATATTCCTCAAAAGTTAAAAAACGTATAAATGAAGAATTCGATAGAGTTCTTCAATTACTTGATTTCAATATCAAAGGACATGACATCTTTCGTAGATGGTATGTCGATGGTCGTATCTATTACCATAAGGTGATTGATAAGAAAGAACCAAGAAAAGGAATCAAGGAACTTCGTTATATTGACCCAAGGAAAATCAAGAAAGTAAGAGAGGTCATCAAAGATAGGCCTGACCCTGTTACTGGTATTGACAAACAGAAACAAACACTTGAGTATTATCTTTACAATGAAAAGGTAGTAGATAATAGTGCAACACCACAATCTGCACTCAAGATTACAACAGATTCCATTGCATTTTGTCCTTCTGGATTAGTAGACCAAACTAAAGGTTCAGTACTGTCTTATCTACATAAGGCAATCAAACCTGTCAATCAGTTAAGAATGATTGAAGATGCACTAGTCATCTATCGTATTTCAAGAGCTCCAGAACGTAGAATTTTTTACATTGACGTTGGTAATCTTCCGAAAATTAAAGCGGAACAGTATCTAAAAGATGTGATGAGTCGTTATCGAAACAAGTTGGTCTATGATGCATCAACTGGTGAGATTCGTGACGATAGAAATCATATGTCAATGTTGGAAGACTTCTGGTTACCTCGTAGAGAAGGTGGTAGAGGAACAGAAATCACAACCTTGCCTGGCGGTTCAAACCTTGGTGAGATTGAGGATATTGTTTACTTCCAGAGAAAACTGTACAGGTCGTTAAACGTACCTATGTCCAGAATGGAAGCAGAACAGAACTTCTCTATTGGTCGTTCTACAGAGATTACTAGAGATGAATTGAAGTTCTCTAAATTTGTACAGAGACTTCGTAAAAAGTTCTCCGCTTTATTCCATGACGTTCTTCGCACACAACTTGTTCTTACAGGTGTGATTGCTGAGGAAGAATGGGATAAGATTAAAGAACATATTCAGTATGACTTTTTACAGGATGGTCACTTTGCAGAATTGCGTGACGCAGAAATCCTTAGAGAACGTATTGATATGTTAGGTCAAGTTGAACCTTATGTTGGTAATTTCTTTTCAAAGTCATGGGTAAGAAAGAATATCTTGCACCAAACTGAACAAGAGATTGAAGAGATTGAAACTGAAATTGAAGAAGAAGGTGGTGGAGAAGAAGACAACTTTGAATCAAAAAAACCAAAGGGTAAAATGTTATGAGTATAGAAATAATTAATGCACTTGCAGATGGTGACAATCTCAAGGCAGAAAACGAATTCAAGACTGCAATTGCACAAAAAATGGGTGCAAGTCTTGAAGTAAAAAGACAAGAGGTTGCTGGTACTATGGTATCGCAACACGTTCCAGAAGTAGAGAATGTGGAAGATGAAGAAGTTTGATGAGTTAGTTACGTCACTACCAGAGAGTGATGAACACAAAAAATCAAAAGAATATAAGAAACTGTCTCCTAAGATGAAAGAGGCGGTTGACAATATATTTTCGATTATGGACTCTAAACCTTCAAGTTTCCTAAATACTTTTGAAAAAACTATAAAAGACTCCGCAAGGAAGTTCAAAGTGAAAGAAAAAGACCTTTTGAACTACTTTGAGAGAGAAATGTTAGGACTGTAAAAATGATTTTAAAAGGAAGTGCAACTAATGTAACCTCAGCGACTACATTAAATAGAGCAACAAGAATTAGGGTTGGTGCGACTAATGCTGGAACAGTCACTATTGCCGCTGCAACTGGTACATTTAATGCAGCTTCTGCTGTTGCTGGTGCTGCAATTACAATATCAAGTCATGGTTTTACTACAGGGGATGAAGTTATCTATTCTGACGGTGGTGGAACTAAGATTGCTGAATTAACAGATGATGGTCTGTTCTTTGTAAAAGTAGTGGATGCAAATACAGTTAATCTTGCAACTACATTTACTAATGCACAAGATAACGTGGTATTAACTTTAACAGACGGCCCATCAGAAAATCATACAATAACTGCAACAAAGACATATGCTGGTTCGGTGGTATTAACCGCAGGCTCAGTTGTTCTTATAGACAAAAGACCAAGTGATACTATTACTTGTTCTGCAGCGATGAGTTGTACAGCAGTTGGTAGTCAACCGTAAAGGGGAATTGAAATGAAATTAATTTCAGAACAAATTCAAGACGTTCAATACCTTTCGGAAGAAGACGAAAAGGGTAAAAAGAACTACAAGATTAAAGGTATCTTCTTACAGGGAGATATCAAAAACCGAAACGGTAGAGTATATCCTGTTGAGGTTTTAGAAAAAGAAGTAAATAGATACAGTCAAGAATTCATCAACGAAAATCGTGCATATGGTGAACTTGGACATCCAGAAGGGCCAACTGTCAATCTGGAAAGAGTATCGCATATGGTTACATCTCTAAAAAGGGATGGAAAGAACTTTATTGGTGAGGCAAAAATTATGTCAACACCAATGGGTAGTATTGTATCAAACATTATGGACGATGGTGGTAAACTCGCAGTCTCATCAAGAGGCATGGGTAGTTTGCAACAAAAGAATGGTGCAAACTATGTAAACAAAGATTTCTACTTGGCAACCGCAGCCGACATTGTTGCAGACCCATCTGCACCTCAAGCCTTTGTACAAGGTATTATGGAAGGTAAAGAATGGATTTGGAATAATGGTTTACTTAAAGAGGTAGACGTTGCGGAAATTCAAGAGGATATTGAACGTGGTGTACGTTCAAAAAATGCGAAATACCAAGCATTGGCCTTCGCAAAATTTCTCAAAAAACTGTAAAAGTATAAATATAGTATAATGAGATTAACATTAAGGAGAACTCCCAAATGTCAGAACTAGACAAGACAATTGAGGATTTGGAAGCAGAAGTTACTGCGGAACTTGAAGAAGCTGCAGACGCACCGAAAAAAGGTGCAGTTGCTGGTGAAAAAGGTTCTAAGGTAGAAGGTGATATGGAAGACCTTGGTGCTCCTGTGGTTAAAGGTGATGAGAAATCAGGGCCTGATGCTGCAAAGAAAATCAAAAAAGATACTTCTATACCTACTGCCGTAAAAGGTGACGAAGCACCCCAAAAACTCAAAGAAGAAGACGATTCAGATGAGGACGAAAAGGACTCGGATGATGAGGAAGAAAAAATGGATGAAATGGACGATGAACCAAAAATGGATATGCCTAAAACTAAAAAGGGCATGGAAGATGTTGTCATCAAAGCCATGAAGTCTATGAAAAAGGGTGATATGGAAAAACTAACCGCTTCCGTTATGACTAGCTCATATGGTAGTAATGAAAGTGTTAAGAAAGAAGCTCTTGACATTGATTCCATTGACGTAACAGATGACGTAAATGCTCTGGTTGAAGGTGAAGGCCTTTCAGAAGAATTTACTGCAAAAGCAACTACAATCTTTGAAGCTGCCGTTAAGTCTAAACTGCGTGGTGAAGTCGAAAGACTTGCTGTAGAAAAGACACAGGAAGTTGCAGAAGAAGTAGAAACTTTCAAATCTGAGTTAACAGAAAAAGTTGATTCATACCTTGACTATGTTGTTAAAGAGTGGATGCAAGAGAACGAACTCGCTATTGATAGAGGGTTAAAAGGTGAAATTGCAGAAGACTTTATCACAGGATTGAAAGCACTCTTTGAAGAACATTACATTGATGTTCCAGATGAGAAGTACGACATTCTTGAGGGTCAAGCTCAAAAGATTGAAGACCTTGAGGCAAAACTCAATGAAACAATCGAAAAGATGACTGACATGAACAAAGAGAAATCTTCACTTGTTCGTGAACAGGTAATCGCAAAAGTTTCAACAGACCTCGCTGAGACTGAAAAGGAAAAGTTTGAGGGATTAGTTGAAGATGTCGAGTTTAACGGTGAGGAAGATTTCACTGCAAAACTTAACACCTTGAAGGAAAATTATTTTCCTAAGTCAGTTGCTACCCAAACCCTTGAGGAAGAAGTAGAAACTGAAAATCAAGAAGTTGACGTTAGTGGCGCTATGGCTGCGTATATGTCCGCTATCCAGAAGTCAAAACCCTACGGGGCCGAGGCTTTCAACATTGTGAAAAAGTAACTTTTAATAAATAATAGTAATATAGAAAACATAGGAGAGAACTAAGATGTTCAATTCAGAAAACTTACAAGAAAAGTGGCAGCCAGTCCTTCAGCACCCAGATTTGCCTGAGATTGCTGATAACTATAAGCGTGCCGTCACTTCTGTTATCTTGGAAAACCAAGAAAAAGCACTTAAAGAAGATGCTGCTTTCCTTTCGGAAGCCGCACCTGCTAACAACACTGCGTCTGCAAGTAATTGGGACCCTATCCTAATTTCGCTTGTACGCCGTGCAATGCCTAACTTGATTGCATACGATATCTGTGCAGTTCAGCCAATGACTGGCCCAACTGGACTTATCTTCGCAATGAAATCAAGAATCAATTCTGCTGGTGGTGATGAAGCACTGTTCAACGAAGCCGATACTGACTTCTCTGGTGCAGGCACTCACGCTGGTACTAACCCTGCTATCTTGAATGATGCACCTGCTGGTACATTCACTTCTGGTACAGGTGACACAACTGCAAACATGGAAGCACAGGGTGACTCCGCTGGTAACGCTTTCGCTCAAATGGCATTCACCATTGAAAAGGCGACTGTTACTGCAAAGACTCGTGCTCTTAAAGCAGAATACACTATGGAACTCGCACAAGACCTTAAAGCAATTCATGGTCTTGACGCAGAAACAGAACTGTCTAACATTCTGTCTTCTGAAATCCTTGCAGAAATCAACCGTGAAGTTGTTCGTTCTATCTACAAGGCTGCAAAGCCAGGTGCTCAGACCGACACTACTAACGGTGGTATCTTCGACATGGACACTGACTCAAATGGTCGTTGGTCTGTTGAGAAGTTCAAAGGACTTATGTTCCAAGTTGAGAGAGATGCAAACGTAATCGCTCAGCAAACTCGTAGAGGTAAAGGTAACATCATTATCTGTTCTTCAGACGTTGCGTCTGCACTTCAGATGGCTGGTGTACTTGATTACGCTCCGGCACTTAACAACAACCTTCAAGTCGATGACGCTGGTAACACCTTCGCTGGTACTCTGAATGGTCGTTACAAAGTGTACATTGACCCATACATGGCAAACGCTGCTGCAAAACAGTACTTTGTTGTGGGTTATAAAGGTTCTTCGCCTTACGATGCTGGTGTCTTCTACTGCCCATACGTGCCTCTTCAGATGGTTCGTGCAGTTGGTGAGAACACTTTCCAGCCTAAGATTGGTTTCAAGACAAGATACGGTCTTGCTCAGAACCCATTCTCGACTGCTACTGCAACTGACGTTACACTTGGTTCAAATGATAACGTCTACTACCGTAGAGTTCAAGTCGTCAACCTTATGTAATAATAAGAGTTGGGCTAACCAACCATTCAAAAGGGGAAACTTCGGTTTCCCCTTTTTTTATCTGTATAAATAATAGTATGGTACAGATAAATTCATTAAGCAGACAACCCACTGAACTAGATTATGCAGACCCAACCAAGTTTAAGTTCAGTATCAACAAATTACCGTTAGTAGAATTCTTTACTACTGCGGCGAACTTGCCTGGCGTTAACCTTGGTGAGTCAATCTTCCCAACCCCACTAAAACAAATTCCTGTCATGGGTGATGACCTTACCTTTGATAATCTAGAGATTACATTTCTAGTGGATGAGAAACTTGCAAACTATATTGAGTTGCATAATTGGTTGGTAGGTATTGGTTTTCCAAAGTCAAGAGGACAGTTTACATCTTTCAAGTCAGATAATTCAGATGCATTCCCAACTCAACCAGCGGCCAAAGGCGCACCGTCTGGTGTACAGGCAATGTATGGTGATGCAACATTAACAATTATGTCTGCAAAGAACAATCCAGTAGTAGAGGCAAGATTCCAAGACGTATATCCTGTCGCACTTAGTGGACTTGCATATAATCAACAAGAGGGTGACGTAACGTATTTGACAGCAACTTGTACATTCACATACAAACTGTATGAGTTACATACATTATAAATAGGTTAGGATGAGGTTCAAAACCCTTGAACACCTACCATAGACCTAGACGGTCAATATATCTAACGCAAGGAAGATATGCAATCTCATCCCTTTGATTTGAAGGATACATTATGAACTTAGAAGAACTACAAGAAATGTCCGCCAAGGACTTAAAAATAGATGACCAACAACTGGACATCGAATCACTCAAAACGCCAGAACTCTATGGCAAATATCTCAAAATATTTACACGTTGGAACTTGTTACTAAAACAAGTAGAATCTAAACATCGTATTCTCTACAGACAGAAGTGGGAATACTATGGTGGCAAGGCCGACCCAGATGTTTACAAAGAAAAACCCTTAGACTTAAAAATACTGAAACAAGATGTTCCTATTTACCTAGAAGGTGATGAGGAGTTGATTGCATCACAACACGCAGTGGAATATCACAAAGCGATGTGTGACCATGCAGAGAAGATGTGCAAGATGTTAAACAATCGTGGATTCCAAATCAAGAATGCAATTGATTGGAAACGGTTTATGGAAGGTTCAATATGAGATATGGTAGTCCACATATCACGGAACGTATTGGTGGAATAACACTTTCACAAACACTGAAACACGTTGGTAAAGAATTACAAGATGCAAAGATTGTAGGTGCAAGTGGTCATGTTTCCAGAAGCACCAAGATTGCATGGATTAAGGATAAGGAAATCCTATCTACATTTATGACATATGCACAGGCGGCCAATAAGAACGCTGGATGGAATTTTAATATTGACATGATTGAACCTTTACAGTATGCAGAGTATTCAGTTGAAGATGAATTCGGTTGGCACGTTGACCAACACAATATACCTTACAAAGATGGTAGAGTTAGAAAGATTAGTTTTTCAGTATTCCTCAATGATGATTTTGAGGGTGGTGAGTTTGATATAGAAACAGGAAACCCAAGAGAGAACCCAAGGTACACAACAATCAAAGGGAAACCAAATCATGCGTTCTTCTTTCAGTCAGATTACTGGCACAGAGTAAGACCAATCACTAAAGGTGTACGCAAAAGTTTAGTTGGATGGGTTCTTGGCCCTATGTTTAGATGATTATATCAAAGAAGAATGACGTATATCTAACTGTAGAAACTGACAAAGGTATCGCA